CACGAGCATTGACGAGAGCGGTGCGCTGCTGTCGGAAGACTACCACTTCTGCGAACTGTTTCGCAAGCACGGGGGGAAGATATACGCCCACCCCTTCGTGAAATTAGACCACGTTGGGACATACACCTACAACGGGGACATTTTGAAATCGGGCGGCAACCTAAAGTAAGGAGCAAGCGACATGGAATTGAAAATGAATAAAGCAGCGGCAGTTTTGAAACTGCTACGAAAAGGTTATTCTGCTAAGGAAATACAGGAACAGCTTGGGGTAAGCCTAAGCTACGTGCATCTACTAAAGAAGAAGTTAGCAGAAGGTATAGGGGAAGTGGTAGAAACGGTGCGACAGACTGCCACAGAACACAATAACAAGATCAAAGAGATAATTACAGACGGAAAAGCACAATCTAAGACAACTATTCTTAGCATGACTCCGGAATTTGCCTTCTCAATATCGCAGGGTAGGCAGAAGCGCCGCGAGGAAGCAGAAGCAGAGGCAAAAGCTAATGCTGACGTAGACGATATCCTTGACAAACGCGCAGCCACTTACGGTAGCTTCATTAACGTAGCGCTTTTTGCACAGGAAATGAAAGAACTCATCCGTGGCGCCCTAGACGAACAAAATGCAGGTCTACAAGCAGACCATCAAGAAGCCCTTGATATGATAACGAGTAAGATTGCGCGTATCATCATTGGTGACTCAAATCATATAGATAGCTGGATTGATATAGCGGGGTATGCTACGTTAGTGGCTGATCGCCTCCAAGGGAAATCTAGATAGCATGACAGCATGGTCCTATAGCAGTATCAAGACCTTCGACCAGTGTCCGAAGAAGTACTTCCACCTCAAGATTGTGAAGGACGTCAAGGATATTCCGGGGGAAGCTGCTGACTATGGGACCGCAGTCCATGGAGCCGCCGAGTTGTTCATTAAGGATGGTACACCCATCCCTGAGAAGTTTTCTTACATGCGACCCATCATGGAGCCACTGGCTGCTAAGAAAGGTACAAAGCACACCGAGTTGCGGCTAGGTGTCAGGAAGACGGATACTGGTTACGAGCCTACCACCTTCTTTGCCAAGGATGTGTGGTGGCGCGGCATCGTCGATTTGCTGATCGTCAATGGTAGCACAGCTTATATGATTGACTACAAGACGGGCAAGAACGCCAAGTACGCAGACATGAAGCAGCTTGACTTAATGGCAGCGGCCACCTTCGTGCATTACCCAGAGGTGCAGAAGATCAAGTCAGCATTAGCCTTCGTGGTTAGCAACGAGTTCCCTAAGAAAGTACACGTACGAGAGAAGCAGGATGAGTATTTTTCTGTGTTTAACGACCAGTTAGATCAGTTGGAATCTGCCATGGATAATGGTATATGGAACGCCAAGACAAGCCCACTATGCGGATGGTGCCCAGTTAAAAGCTGCGAACACTACAAGCCGCCACGGAGAAGATGATGGCACGGAACTACAGGAGCGAATACGACACATACCAAGGCAGCGAACAGCAGAAGAAGAACCGAGCGCAGCGCAATGCGGCCCGTGCTAAGATGGCTAAAGCTGGTAAGGTACATAAGGGTGATGGCAAAGACGTTGCCCATACGAAAGCATTTGACAAAGGCGGCACTAACAAGACAGGGCTGCGTGTAGAAAGTAAGGCCACTAACCGCTCATTTAAGCGGGACAGCAAGGGCAACCTAGTATCGGAAGTGAGTACGCGAGAGCGCAAGAAGAAATAATACCGCAAGGAGCAAACTGTGGAAATCATCGACAACAAGGCGCTGCTAGTCAGCGCTCAAGACCCGTCTGTCATCACGGATCATATACATAAGAGCGCTGCCGTTAAGGAAGGCGTGGTTGTCAAATGGGGACACACTGAAGCTGAGATACTAGCTGGGCTGGGGTTCATCGACACACCATCGCCCATGCTTAAATCCTATGAGTGGACAGGTAAGCTAACTCCGTTCGAGCATCAAAAGGTTACAGCCTCTTTCTTGTCAATCCGCAAACGCGCATTCTGCTTCAACGAACAGGGTACAGGTAAGACAGCCAGCGTCATATGGGCTGCGGACTACCTCATGAAGCGTGGTGATATCAAACGTGTGCTGGTGCTATGCCCACTTTCTATCATGAAATCTGCGTGGCAACAGGATTTGTTTAAGTTCGCTATGCACCGTTCGTGCAGCGTAGCGCATGGTGCCGCTAAGCAACGTGAGAAGATCATTGCAGCAGGGGCCGAGTTCGTCATCATTAACTTCGATGGGCTGGCTATCGTGAAGGACCAGATCATTGCCGAGGGGTTCGACCTTATTGTGATCGACGAAGCAAACGCCTACAAAAATGCACAGACCAACCGTTGGAAAACAATTAAACAAATAGTTAACGCGCTGAATCCGCGTATCTGGATGCTTACAGGTACGCCAGCAGCACAAAGCCCCCTTGATGCTTACGGCCTCGCTAAGTTAGCTGATGGCCCCAACTGCCCTAAGTTCTACGGTCAGTACCGCGAACAGGTTATGATGAAGGTGACCCAGTTCAAATGGGTTCCTAAGCCGCACTCGCAGGATGTGGTGCATAGTATTCTTCAGCCAGCCATACGGTTTGAGAAGAAGGATTGCCTTGACCTACCAGAAGTGACGCACATTGAACGCGAAGCGCCGCTCACCCCACAGCAGCAGAAATACTACAACAAGCTAAAGAGCCAGATGCTGTTCGAAGCCGATGGCGAAGAGGTCAGCGCGGTGAACGCTGCCGCCCGTATTAACAAGCTACTCCAGATCAGCGGAGGCGCGGTATATACGGATACTGGAGAAGTCCTAGAGTTCGACGTATCCAACCGACTGAACGTGGTGTTAGAAGTGATCGAGGAAGCCAGCAACAAGGTACTGGTCTTTGTGCCGTTTACTCACACCATTGAGTTGCTACGTGCCAAGCTAGGTAAAGCTGGTGTCCCTTGTGAGGTCATCAACGGTAAGGTGTCGATGAACAATCGCAGCGACATCATCCACCAGTTCCAAACGCAACCCAACCCACATGTGCTTATCATTCAGCCACAGGCTGCATCGCACGGACTTACACTTACGGCAGCAGACACAATCATTTGGTATGCCCCGGTGACAAGTGTAGAAACCTACCTCCAAGCCAATGCCCGTATTGATCGTCCCGGCCAGAAGAACGCCATGACCATCGTGCATATCAAAGGCAGCGAGGTGGAAGACCGCTTATACAATATGCTTCGCGGTAATATCGAGAACCACAAACGTATCATTGATTTATACAGACAAATGACGGAGGAATAAAATGACTGAGACTACAATGTTTGAACGCCCCCCAGTATTTAATTTTAAGGTGGGTGACCGTGTCGAGGTGAAAGAGCACCTGCACCTTAGAGCTACTGGCTGCACCAAGGGGTCATATGCCCTGACCTACCCTGAGGGTTTCACGGTAGTGGATATAATTTCGCCTAACAGACATACCCATGAATATCAGTGTGAACCAATCGTTGAAACACCCCATTCTAGAACGATGCTTATTGAAGAAAGATATCTCAAGGAGCTTGACACTGTATAGTACGGGGTCTAGAAGGGGACTACGGCAATAGCCGAGCAAGGAGCAAACCATGTCAGAACCAGTACTAATCAACGACCTCGTGGCTGCGTACCGCAACATTCGTGCGGCGGTTGCAGCGGAGGAAGAAGCCCACGATACTAAACTTAGGGGTCTGAAAGACCAGTTGGAAATTATCTCCACTGAGCTTCTCAACTTCTGCAACTCGCAGAACCTCGACAGTGTCCGCACCCCTGCTGGCACTTTATCCCGCCGTGTCCAAACGCGATATTGGACAACAGATTGGGAACATATGTACAAGTTTATCGCAGACAACGATGTGCCTTTCGTCCTCGAAAAGCGTATTCACAATGGCAACATGAAGCAGTTTCTGGAGGAGAATCCGGACGTTCTCCCTATCGGTCTTCAGATCGACAACAAGTACGTAATCCAAGTCCGTAAACCAACTGAGAAGTGAGAATACCTATGAGCAATATAACCATATTTGAAGAACCATCTAATGTCGCCACGGTGCACCGTGAGTCTCGTCGTATGGACCGTATGTCCAGCGGCGGTGGCGGAAGCACCATGCGCCGCATCCAGCTTAGCAATGGCCGCACTTTCAAGCGCGTCATCAATGGTGAGCAAATCGGTAAGGCCGTTAGCGACAACCTCGACGTCATCGTGGTAGACTGGCTCGTTGAGCCTTCGCGTAAATTCTATGCGGCTGCTTACGACAAAGATGCCAAGGCCACACTGCCTGACTGCTGGTCAAACGATGGTGTTGCGCCAGAAGCAGGAGCCAACAATAAGCAGAGTAAGGCATGTGCTTCATGCCCTAAGAACGTCAAGGGTTCCGGTTCCGGTGGTAAGGGTAAAGCTTGCCGCTACGAGCGCCGCCTTGCAGTCCTCGTTGCTGGTGATCCGACTGGTGATTTGTACCAGATTGCTATCCCGGGCGCTTCGCTGTTCAGTGACAACGATGGCAAAGTCTATGGCTTTGAAGGATACAAAAAGTTTCTTCTCGCCAGTAAACACGCTCTCGACACGGTGGTAACACGCCTCGTCTATGATACCGAAGCAGACACGGCCAAGGTTGGGTTTAAACCTATCCGTCACTTGACCGAGGTAGAAGCAGCGTTTGTGGACGCAGCGCAGGACGATCCCGCCACAGAGAAGTACACAATGCTGACTGCTGGTGCTATAGATACCACTAAGGCTATTGCTGCTCCTGCTCCTGTTGTCGCTATCGCCGCACCCACTGTGAGCGTTAATCCGTTCGGTGATGACGATGACGAAGACGAAGTGCCAGCTACCCCAGTCAAACGGGCCGCTAAACCGAAGGTTGTTCCTGAGGTAAAGCCCGAACTGGCATCTGTAATGGGTGAGTGGCTTAAGGAAGAAGAGGATGACTTCGCATGAGTATGCGTGGTTACAGCATCCGTGTAGCCGAGGCTATCGGGGAGGCCGATATTAACCTCCTCGGGGTACAACTTGGGCGAGCTTGTCTTGCCCAAGATATCCCTGTCGCAGAAGTTGCGGAGAGCCTCGGGATTACACGCCAAACGGTATATCACTGGTTTCTTGGGTTGAGTGAACCAAGAGGCAAATCATGTGAGGCCATCCAGTCCTACCTAGCTAATTTGGGTTGAGCTTTCACAAAGAGCAAACGATAAGTGGGGGTTTCCCCGCAACGGTGAGTGATGCAATGCAACAATATGATCTCTTAAGCCTCGTGCAGCCAGCCGGGGGCTGGTTCGCTATCACAGGTATCAAAGGGACAGGGAAAGACGCCGATGTCCGCCAAGAACTTGTAGCTACGCGGGAAGAAGCAGATGCTTTAATAGAGCGCTTTGTCGATGCTGGCCGAAATGTATTCTTCGGGGTAGCCAAGTACACAACTGGTGATAACCGTAAGAAAGAGAACGTCCTTGGTCTCAAGGCGTTCTGGCTCGATGTAGACTGCGGCCCAACCAAAGCTGAACCCGACCCGAAGACCGGACGACCTGATGGTTACATAGACCAGAGTGCTGCCATAGCGGCGCTGCGTACTTTTTGCGAATCAGTAGGTCTTCCTGCTCCTACTATAGTAGACTCAGGTGGTGGTATCCACGTATACTGGGCGCTTACGGAAGAAATCACACGGCGGGACTGGGAACCTGTAGCCGAACGCTTCAAAGAAGTGTGCAAAACCCAGAACTTCTACGTCGATAATGCGGTGTTCGAAGTGGCACGTATCCTACGTGTGCCCGGTACATTTAACTTCAAAGAAGCAGAGCCTCGTCCGGTTGAGTTTATCCATGTGGGCAAGCCGACCTCCTTTGAGGAGATACGCTCCATCTTTGGGGTCAAGGCGCAGCCGACAATCTTCGATGAGGACTACCAACCGTCACCACGCCAACTGGCACTGACAAATGGTATAGGCTACAACTTCAGACAAATCATGCAGCGCACAGCTAGGGGTGACGGGTGTAACCAACTCCTACACGCGTACAAGCACCAAGATACCGTCAGTTACTATGAATGGTTCTACGCGCT